ATATCACTGTCCAGAACAACTTTCTCACCTGTTACAGTATCTAGTCTATATAGGACAATTTTACCAGACCTATCTTCGACATAGACATCAAAATTAGGATATTCAGTCACCCTAAAACCAGTAGATGACAAGACAGGATTGTCGCAATCAGTAGCAAACTCATTTTGAAAACATATCTCATAATAAAAAGTAGAATTTAACGTAGGATAAAAATCTTTTCTCATCATGACAGATGTTAAATTAGAATTAATTGAACGCTCTGTATCATCAATCACACCAATAACTTTACTATACCTAAACTTACCATTAAACTTTTCTGTATCAGATGTGTCAAGGTAAGACTGAACAGAACCAATTACCTTATCTCTAATCTGTGCAGGTGTTTCATCCGTAATTAAACTGTTATAAAAAATCTTACTTGATATTTCAACATAAAGAACTGATGGATCTACAATAACAGGTTGTACTGAAGCAACCATATATTTCTTTAACTTATCTGTAATATCTTTTTTTGTTAGTGAAGTTAAAAACGCAGCATCATTAGGTTTTAATACAATGAATACTTTTCCATATTCTGGAGGAACTTGATCTTCTCCGCCAAAAACAATGATATCGCTAGTTGATGGGTAGATATTGCGAATAATAGCACCATAGTCTTGTGCTGTTACTGCACGATCCTGTGCTCCATAAGATTTTGGTGCATTGAATTTAATCTTTGCAGTTGTCTCAATCTCTTCACCACCACTTGAAGGAACGACATTTGTAATAGATGTTGTAATATTTTGTGGTGATACACCATTTACATTTTCTAATACACCAGAAAAAATAAATGTTCTGACGCCATTGGAATCTGGACCATTTGTTTTGATGTATGAAACTTCAACTCTAGCGCCATTCTCTAGTTTCTTACCTAAAACACCATCACCTAAAACAATTTCGTATCTTTCATCTTCTACTTCATTTAGAAAAACTATCTTGGAATTGCCATCAGCATCTAATATACTGTTAGATATCTGATACAATTCATTGAAACTACTTCCAGTTGGAAATACTTTGACCTCGATAGTATTTGTGTCTATCTTTTCATTATCAAGAATAAATTTTTGATTCTTTAATGCAGTGTTGACTGTAAACGTATTAACAATTTGTGTTCCTTCGTAAACAGGAACGTCAGTAAATGTCGCGACATTATTCGATACTTGTCCTTTAGCATCGTTTAGTGTGACATACTGATATAAAGTATTATCATAGTTTGCAACAAATCCCGTTCCCTTCCTTAATAAAAGTTCTGTATCGCTCGTGGAATTTGAATATGTTACAGTAAAAGAAATATAAGCGACCGGGGCGGTAGCACTCTTGGGTGTGTATCCTAACTGCTTCGCTAGAGATACTACGTTGTCCCTCAAGGTCGCTGAATCAATGAATAGTTCATTGACTACCATGTTGGTATTAAATGCCGTATAATAGGTGTTATAGGCAAGCGTGTCTAAGAGAACTGAAAAAGCAGATCCCTCAAAATCATAATCAGTAAAATCTGATGTTGCTCTAAGATAATCTTTTAGAGCAGATTTGATATCTTCAAAATCTAGATTAGCAACCTGAGTATAAGGCATTATCGAGTACGCTCTAAGAAGAATTCTACTGCTACTGGTGTGTCATCTCTACCAACAATTGTATAGAATAGTTCGATCATATAACCATTGCTTTGTTCATCAACAATAGCATTAATGTTATCAATACTGATTCTCGGTTCGTATTTACGAATTACATCAATAATTTGTGATCTGATAGTACCGGCAGTTGCATAATCTAAAGGTTCAAATAAAGATCTGCGAACATCACACCCTAAATCAGGTTGAAATGGTCTTTCTCCTTTATTTGTAAGAAGTAAAGCAGTTATTGCCTGAACAATAGCTGCTTTATCTTTTACTACCACTAAATCATCACTTACCGGATGTTTTTTAAAGGTAATACTCAAATCTTTGAATGTCTCAAAGGTTGGCATTTAGACACAGTAATAGGCTGTTACTATTTATCACTTACCAACGAATCCATCTGCCCATTCTAGAGAATCAAAAACCTCTTGGTTCTTTGCTTTGTTGCGATTACGTTTCGCTGACATGTTTAGATACTTATCACTATCAGTTTCGGTGATGAGTGTCATACCTTCATTAACAAAGTCTTCACCTTTGTCAACTGATCCGTCTAAGTGGTTAGGGTGTCCCATTTTGTTTCTCCTGTTGTGTTTGCCAAAAATAATCATCGGTGTCTCCAAGGCGTCCCCAGTCGATTCCTGCCTCTACTTGGTATTCTATGGTAGATACTTTAAAGTCAGGGAACTTGGGGTCCTCAGGGGTGATAGAGAGGTCATACAGACGCATCCTGTTATTAGGATACAATGCATACTGACCATTGTTCAATGCGATGCAATTATGTGATTTGTGCTCTTGTGGCACTTCACTTACATTATTATCTATTACATCCGGATTTGCATGGTAGTTATCAAGTGTAAACAAATATTGTCCTCTCATTAAACCATGATCTCTAGTAAAGACCTCACAGTCCATTGATGAGACAAATCCTTTGTTGATTGCCATGACACCATAGTCCATGCAATTCCAAAATTGTAGATTCTCCAAACTCATGTCTATGACTGGGGTTTCAGCGGATCGAACAAATGCACTAATGGGTAGTTTGTCATACATCGCACCATATTCTGGTAAGTATGTCTCAAAGTAAAAAGCACGTCCAGGTATACTTTTAGCAGCAACCCAGACGCCCTCTACAAACTCCCCATGTCCATCTTGATGATCCCGTAAGTATTCCCTACGAACCCAAACTTTCTCTGCAGGAAGATTGCAAATTAAATTCATCCCCTACCTTGTCCTCTGTAACGCTTCTTGGCATTGTTACGTGATGTAGCAGTATACTTCGTATGCTTACCACGTCCTTGACGAGTGCGCTTCGGACGAGACTCAATTGTGTCTGCTCCTGATAGTCCAACTCTGCTCTTTGCCATAATTTAAACTGCGGTTTGTGTTCCAATTACTATTGTAGGATACTGAAACGGTCCTGTCAAGGGTCTTTCGGTAGATCCGATTAACAATCTTGCTTCATCTCCACTGACTGCTGGTAACTGACCATTAATAAAAACAGTCTTGTTGATTTTAGGTATAATAGTACGCTGCCCCGGTTGACATGGTAATGGTAATACCGGGTTAACTTTAATACCCTCTATAGGTGTACACTGATAGGGCACAGGAATGCCCGCAATGATCTCTAACGTTACTCCACCTACCTTTATGGTAGTCGGCACCGTTGCACCTCCTATGGGCGCTGCTGGATACAAACAATTACCATCGGTACTCGGCGTATCTAGTGTCTCTGGTCCTGCTAAAAATGCCATTACACTGTCCTCGCAACCTTCAGTAAATCTTCCTTGATACCCTCTACATTATTATGCAAATAATCTAAAGTGTCGGAGATACTTTCATGCTTAGTTTCCGTAGGTCTGCGATACATCAGTGTTGGGCGCTCTAACTGCGATATCCTCTGCTCTTGGTTCTGCAATCTCTCGGACAGCACCCTGAGCACCCTCTCCTGTTCTACTAACCTCTCCATTAACTCGTCCATTGTTTTGGTCTCCACTAATATATCCATTAATTGCTCTATCCTCAAATTCATTGCAAAATTCATCGAAGTTTTCTAGAATTTTATCGTAATTACTAAAATCGACTTTTTCAGGCATTTTTTTGCTGGGAAATTTTTTTGCTTTTGGAGGTTTCTAAAAAACCATTTTCAAAAATATTTAGCGGTCGTCTGGATACTTTTGTAGGTTAGGAGGGACCCATGGATTTTCGCTTGGCGCAACCGCTAAGGGGCATAGGGGGGCAATATACAGTCCCCCCCCTGTGCTATACTGTCAGACTGCAGTGAGTTGCTTGACGATGTTTTTGATTGAGTAGGGTGAGCGGGTGTGGTGTGGGATGGTGATCTGTTCAGTGTCGCCACGTCTCCAGATCTCGTGCTTGCCGTTGCGATGCTTGACCCATCCATTCACACGGGCGAGTCGCTTGAGTTGCTTGTCGTTCATGATGCCAAAGCGTAGCGGTTGACCCATGCTCCTGCCGATTGCTTTAGATCAACCAAGAGGCGTAGCATATCACGGCGTCTCACC